ATTGGAAAGCGATGTTTACAACCGACATTGAACGATGGAAAAATAACCAACGCGAAGCAGTTATGATTCTCGCGCCTAATTTCATTGCGAAGTTTTATGAACTGGAAGCGGTGAACGATGACTGTTGGACTGATGAACAATGGAAGCAGTGGAAATTCGCAGCACGATTCCAGGTTATTGAAGATTTACAGCTAACAAAAACGCGATTGGAACGGATGAATAAAGATGAAAAACTATCGTTCAATCAATCAGTTCAAAAAGAATTGATGCGTAAGTTATACGCGGACATTATGGATAGCACGATTTTGCAACAACGAATAATTGATAAGTTATGAAAACTTACAATGTACGATTTGAATTGTATGGTAAAAAGTATCACATAAAAAAGCAATGTGATAATCCAAACCTATTGAAGCAGTTAATTCGAATGGATATAATCTTTAATCAGATCAATGAAATACCATCAGAAACAAATTGATGCTCTAAACCTACTCGCCATCGATAACGATTGCCGTCAGTTGTTGTATGGTGGAGCTGCATCAAGTGGGAAATCCTTTCTCGGTTGTGATTGGCAAATAAAACGAAGATTAAAATATCCGAACACACGCGGATTAATCGGTCGTTCAGAATTGAAGAAATTGCGATTGTCAACGATGGCTACCTTCTTTGAATTATGCGCCACTCACGGACTGCTACCTGATAAACATTGGACATATAACGGCCAAGACCACGTGATTAAGTTCTTCAATGGAAGTCAAATTATCTTGATGGATTTAGCCGACCTTCCTTCCGATCCCGAGTTCCAAAGATTTGGTTCAATTGAGTTAACAGATGCATTTGTCGATGAAGCTGGAGAAGTATCTCAAAAATGCATCGACATCCTTTCCTCGCGCTTGCGTTATAAGTTAATCAATGACAAGCCAAAGTTATTGATGACGTGCAATCCGCACAAAGGTTGGTTGTATACCGAGTTCTTTGATGCGAAAAGAAACGGAACGATTCGTAGCGACCGCGATTTTATACAGGCATTACCAACGGATAACCCACACGTTTCACCGGTATATCTTGAATCATTACAAATGCTTCCCGAAGTTGACCGCAAACGATTGTTGGAAGGAGATTGGGATTACGATGAAACAAAAGATAGGTTGTATAATTACGATGACTTACTGCGATGCTTCCGCGCTCCACAAATCAACGCTAACAATGATGCGTTCATTACTGCCGACATTGCGCGAATGGGAGACGATAGGACGGTTATCGTGTTGTGGAATGGATTACACGCGTCAAAGTTTATCGTGTTAAAACAAAAGCCAATTAATGAAGTGGTGGACACAATCAACCAACTCGCACAATCGAATAACGTGAGATTGTCTAACGTATTATGCGATGAGGATGGTATTGGAGGTGGAGCGGTTGACTTCCTCAAATGCAAGGGATTTTTGAATGGATCAAAAGCGGTGCGAGATAATTATATGAATCTCAAAGCAGATTGTTATTTTAAACTTGGTGAACTCATTACCACCAATGCAATCACATTCGAATCAACGCACAAAGACACGATTGTCAAGGAACTTGAAATGATACGCAGGGAAAAAATTGATAGTGATGGAAAGCTGCGCGTGACTAACAAAGAAGATTTAAAGAAGCGGTTTGGAATGTCACCCGACTTTGCGGATGCAATAATGATGAGAGCATTTTACGAATTAAAAAAGAATTTTGGCAAATATGCATTTGGTTAAAAATTAAAATTATGAAAATAGGTTGGTTTAGTTGTGGTATAACTTCTGCAGTCGCTTGTAAATTAGCCATTGAAGAATACGGTAAAGACAATATACGATTGTTTTATATTGAAATTGATTCAGCACATAAAGACAATGAAAGGTTTATATCTGATTGTGAAAAATGGTTGGGTGTTACTGTTGAACGAAGACGATGCGCTAAATACAAAGATCAATTCGATGTAATTGAAAAAGCAAAATATGTAAATTCTCCAACAGGTGCAATGTGTACCAAAGTCCTCAAAAAAGATGTTCGGAAAGCTATTGAAAAAGAAGTGGAATTTGATGGACAAATATTCGGTTTTGAATATTCAAAAAAAGAAATTAATCGCGCCATTAGATTTGCTGAACAATATGGAGAATCAAAACCATTATATCCGTTAATTGATGCAAAAATGACAAAACAACAATGCGCTGAATTGCTTTTATTAAATGGAATTAGGTTGCCAAAAATGTACGAATTAGGATTTCATAACAATAATTGTATTGGATGTGTCAAAGGTGGGAAAGGTTATTGGAATCATGTTCGTAAACACTTTCCCAATGAATTTGAAAGGATGGCAAAAGCTGAAAGAATTGCTGGGCATTCTTGTATTAAAAATAAATTTTTGGATGAACTTGGAATTAATGAAGGAAATCATGAACCTCCAATAGTTCCAGATTGTGGAACATTTTGCGAGATTGAATTTGCTCACATTATTGATTCAAAAGTAGAAAAAATTATGGACGGTTATATTACAATGAAACAATTAAAATTATTTTAATATATTTGAAATGGAAAACAAAAAACAAAGTTCAATTGAGTGGTTATTTTTTGAACTATTATACACACCAAAAGACAAATTTGAATGGCATACAATCTTGAGAAAAGCTAAAGCAATGCATAAGCAGGAGATAATAAGTTCATATAAAAACGCAATGGCAAGTGCTTATTTCAACACGCATAATTGGATGCCTCAAGAAGGTTATATTCATAAATCAGAACATTACTACAACGAAACATTTGGAGGACAAGACAATGAGAACTGAAATTATTGAATGGGCGAATGAGCGAGGTTTATTGACTGCGGATAACGCCAATAAACAAATGCTTAAATTAATTGAAGAAGTGGGTGAGTTATCCAGTGCGATTTTAAAAAACAAATCATTAGAAATAGCAGATGCAATTGGTGATATTCAAGTAGTGCTAATCATATTATCAGAGCAGTTAGGTTATGATTATGATTCTTGTTTAGAGGATGCCTACAATACAATTAAGAATAGAAAAGGAAAAACAATTAACGGAATTTTTATCAAAGATGAAAACTGAAATAACAAAAGATGAACTTGAAAAAGTAAAGGTGCTTAACTTACTAATGTGGTTACAAGCGTCCATTTATGCAGGGGATGAATGCGAACCAATCAAATGGTTCTATAACCATCAAACAAAGATGTTACTGAAACGACTAAACGATAGCATCCAACGTGAACACGGCAAGACAATAACCGCGTTATGGAATACGGATGGCGCAATACTGCCCGATATAACTCGCCAAATTGATGACTTTACTTTTGAAATGGCGAACTATGGATATTGGATGCTTCCCGAATTAACGGAGTACATCCGCAAACAAAAAGAAACACAACCAAAAATTGAAGTAATATGAATATAACGCACGATTTTGACAACTGCCAAAGCGACACTTACAAAGAAGTCATTACCGATCTAATCTCACGCGAGAAAATGGGACGAATGAAGTACGGTGTAACGGTGGATAAAGCTAATTTGAGCGAACAGGAATGGTTACACCACGCATATGAAGAAGCATTGGATTTCGCTATCTACTTAAAACGTATAATGAAGTTAAAAAAATGACATTAACACCAACCGAATAAAGAGTGGCCTTGCGCCACTTTTTTTTGCGCTTTATTTCCTCACTTAATCCCTCGTTTAATTCCTCATTTAACCCCTCTAATTGTCCAATATAAGCGGCATTATGCTCATTAATCTCGTTTAGTGAATGATTTATCCGACTTAATTTTTGATTGTCGCTAATCAAATATTCAAGTTTAGCAACACCCAACACAATCAACCGCTTTTCTTTACTTATGGAATCCAGTTCGCTCGTAATCGCGTAGCTTTTCAATTGCCTTTGTGTATGCGCTATCGATGGCAATAGAATCATACAAATAAATAGTATCAATTTTCTTTTCATAAATCTCTTTTATTTTGATGCGTTCTTTTTCGATTGTATCAATTCTTGCCTTCAGCACAACAATCGTGTCTGAGGTGGTTACAAATTGTAACCGATTGGAATTGCAGGAATTTTTACCAATAATGAATGCAATAATTAACCCAACTGCAAAGGCAATCAATTTAATATAACTGTCCTTCATTGATTCGGTAATTTTTAACGTGAAATGCTTTATTTAATCCGCGCGTAACTATCGCAAATCCGTGATTGTATTTGGAGTAAGGATTGTAATCAGGACTTAACTCGGATAAACACCCCACACCCCAGCACGTTATCACCTTTCCATTGACATCGCGTTCCGTGTGTTCTGCGGTTTGGTGATGGTGTCCGCACATCGCATTCGCTTTCGTCTTAAGAAACAACCCACGCGCCACGTTAACGCTCGGTAAAAATTGTTTTCCAAATTCGTGGCCGTGAAATATTGATAGGCCGCCAATGTTTAATTTGCTTTTGCCATCCAACCATTTGATGTTATGCTTATCGCAGTGAGTTAGTGTTGGAAAATCGAAGGCATCAATGTCGAATAACTCTGGAGCTTTCACCCTCATATATCGCCAGTATCGTTCCTCGTGGTTGCCTTCTTTGTAAACGATTTCAGCGTTTGGAAATTGTCCTCTCAACTCGTGTAAAAATGTGCGCATTGCATAGAGTTCATCTTTGAACTTGCGCTTCTTTGGATCCTTTACAAAATCGCTTATCATATGACAATCGAGAGCATCGCCATTGAGTACAACCGTATCAACTCCTTCATCGATTCCTGTTTGGATTGCTACGCTCAGAGCGTCAATGTCGTGATATGGTATGTGAATATCCGATAAGATTAAAACTTTTTGACCTTTAATATCAAAGTGTTTACGACCTTTTGCGTATGACTTCGGCAGGTTGAATGGATTGCGTGGGCGATGTTCAGTAATGACCAGTGTTTTGTCTTTTGGAGTTCTACCATCTTT